CACATCACGGAGTGCGCTTCCGCGAGTTGCGCGCTCTGTGAAAATTTCGAGAGCGACGTGAGGATGCCACCTATGACGTTCAAAAAGGCAAACATGTACTGGACTATTAAAATTTTGTTCTTCGTCCGATCGTCCAAGTTTTCGTTTCCACTAGGGTTCAGCACGGCGAACCCACCCACCCCTGTTATGCTACTGATGACTATAGACGGGTAGGACATGTAATCATTGACTCGCTTGAAGTGCAGCCTGGCGTAGTTATGGAGCCAACGATAGCCCGCCGCTTTTTCAGCCCAACGCACGAGCAGTTGTTCCTGCTTAGGACACCACACATGCGTGGTTTCCATTATTTTACGCAGACATTTTTCGCCTGTTCCCTGGCGAGGGTGTCGACCCTCTCGTTCTGTGGGTGCCCGTTGTGTGCCTTCACCCATCGCCATTGGACATCGGTCATCTCCTGTAGGAGTGCGTCGATGCGCACCCAATGCTCTTTATTTTTCACGGGCGTCCCTTTGGACGTCTTCCATCCATTTGTTTTCCAGTTTCTGGTCCACGTCGTGACGCCGTTTTTCACGTATGCACTGTCAGTCCATATCGTCGCTCGACCGATGCCCTCGGCGACGCATCGTTCGAGGGCTTTGTGAACCGCGGTGAGTTCCATGACGTTGTTCGTGGTGTGCGCCTCAGCACCCGAGAGCTCGAAGGCGTCGCACGTGCACGCCCAGCCCCCAGGCCCTGGATTGCCCAAACAACTTCCATCGGTGTACACGTCCATCGTCTTGAATGAATATATTTTCTATGGTTTAATTAATATGGATACGCAGAGTCCAAGGAGTGGTAGAAGTACTGGACAACGAACCTTAATTATATTGGTGCTCACACTCGTAGTCTTGGGTGGTCTTGCCTATTATTTTTTCGTGTACGATAAAGACGAGTCAAAGACCCCAAGCTCGAACGCGTGTGCGACGCACACCACGGAAGCCGCGTGCATCGAGCCGTGCGTGTGGGACGGGGCCGTGTGTAAAGACGCCGCCCCAATCTTCAGCGCCGAAGACAAAATCACGGACATCGCCAATCTCTCGGCGCGATACTTACCGAGTGGATACGACATGACGACTAAGAAATGGTCCGACACAAATGGTGGAAACGTGATCGACGTCACCGGCACGCTCACCAAGTTCACAGGCGACACCCACGTTTCAGGGGACACCCTGACTAAATTTACTCTACCAAGTGGGCTCTATGACCGTCGCTACACCATGTTCACCGTGGCCAAGTACAATGGTGATGCGAAAAAACGCATCTTCACGAGCAGTGAAGGGGACTGGTATTCAGGACACAACGAGGGCAAGTCGGGTGTCGCTAAACACGACGATATCCTGACTGAAGACATCGACCGCTACGGGGACGAGTGGGTCGTCTCGTGCGACCAGAGAGACATGTACCGCGCCAACGGCGTCAGACTCAGTGGGTTGCATTACAGCCAGGATAAACCCGCAAACATCGGTGTGAACATCCAGGAGGGGTTCGAATCGAACTTTGCCATCGGTGAAATCCTCGTGTATTCTCGAGAACTGACCATCAATGAGATTGAAATCATTGAAAAAATCCTTTTGGACAAATACGTCGTCCCCCCGGAGACATACTTCAGAGGTATGATTACCAACGACGCGCAGGCTGACATCTACAACACCGAAGTGGACTGTGGGAAGAACAGTGCCCTTTCCAGTGTCGAAGTTAAGGAAGGGAACGCCCACAAATACAAGTGCATGTTCAACATGGACGACTTCTCCAACGACGGATACATCAGAGACAACGTCGAAGACACCAAGGACGGTGTATACATGGAAGACATGTCGCATCACCGCATGGAGTGTGGTGCGAAAGCGCTGCAAGGGTACAAATTCCGACCATCGACGGAGGAAAACAAAGTGTCCTTGCAATACAAATGCTCCGGTGGTCTCGTAGACGAGAACGCGTGTGAAAACCAAAACTCTGAATATAACGACGTTGCGAACATCTTAGCCCACGTCATCAACTGCACGGACGACACGAAAGTTTTGACGTCCGTTCGTTTCAATAAGCATCCCGAAGATGTCAACAAGGGTCGATACGAGTACACCTGTTGCAAACCAAAGGGTTATTAATTTTCAAACGCACGCACTGCATTAAATATTAAGATAAATGAAAAATTTATGTTAATATTTAAGTTTTTTTTTGTACTGAAGTAAGCTTCTTAGTTAGAGAACGCAAGACCGCCCATACCGGATTGCACGCGGAGAACGTTGTAGTTCGTCGCGAAGAGGTGCATCGTTTCGGATTGCGTGGCACCAGACTTGAGCGTCACGGACACTTGAGCGTTGTCGATGCGCGAGAAGTTGCACGTACCGGACGGTTGGTGTTCTTCCGGCTTGAGCGCGAAAGAGTACGAGTACACACCCGGCACCGGGGAGCCCGCGTGGTAGGTGTACGGTTGCACTTGGTTGAAGTACTTACCCGATTGCGCCTTCATGCGGTCTTGGCCGTTGAGAATGACCTTGAACTCAGACAACGGACCAACGGCGCGAGTCGCCGCGACCGCACCGTCTTCGCAGACCGTGGATTCGGAGTAGCCCTGGCCGACCGCGAGGAGCGGGGCACCGGTGGCGTAGGTGACCGGAACGAAGATGTTCGAGGTGGCACCGAGCGCGCGCACGTCGGATTCAAGGACGACCGCAGTTTCCGCCAAGTTGGACGTGAAGTTCCAGAGGGAGGCGTTGGACACGGAGCCGTTGCCGAACGCGAAGAGGAGTTCCTTGACCGGGTGGTTGAAGGACAAGCGCACTTGCTTCGTGCTGGTGGCGCTGACGGAGTCGGTGCCAGTGTGTTGCACTTGTTCGATGAGGTATTCGTGCGACTTTTGCGCGAAGCGACGGCGTTCCTCGGTGTCGAGGAAGTGGTAGTTGGCCCAGCACTTGAGCGTGTTGCCGTCAGTGTAGTGGGAGAACTCGGAGCTCAAGTCGACGTCGACGCGGCATTCGTGGTATTGAAGCGCGATGAGCGGCAAAGACAAGCCCGGGTGGCGGTTGAACCAGAAGATGAGCGGCAAGTAGATGGCACCGTTTTGGGTGTTGGACGTCATCTTGGCGTAGTCAGCCTTCTTGGCTTCGGTGTGGTACAAGTTGTCGAACAAACGCCACCACTTTTGGAAGTGGCGGTCGATGCGCTGACCACCGATGGACACCTCGATGTCCTTGATGGCACGCTCCGCGGCGTAGATGGCCGAGGCACCCTTGGAGGAGGAGCTGAGGCCGGACTTCGCCTTCATTTCGAGGTACATGTCCTGGACCAAATCACCGTTGCGGGCGATCGTGATCGAGACGCGACCGTTGTCGGCCGGGTTACCGTTGACCGTTTGCTCGATGACTTCGGATGCGAAGTTCGAGTGGCGCTTGTACACGGCTTGGAAGAACGTGACCTTCGGGTTCGCCGTCAAGTAAATATCTTGCGAACCGTACGCGACGAGCTGCATGAGACCACCAGCCATTTTGAGAGTTGTTTGTACTATAGGCAGAGAAAATAATTTTGGCCTGGGCTCCGCGGTAAAACGCGTCTGGTGTTTTCTCCACACTACGTATACCACTTGACCCATGAGCGACATCGAAGAAGGTGAAATCGTAGAAGAAGACTTTGACGACGACGAGGACATCGACATTGACATCGAAGACTTCGAGGGGGGCGAAGGGTCGGCTGAGGTCCTGGCGTCGACCCTCGCCACCCCAGACGGCGACACCGTGTGCACGGCCCTGTTGCGCATCGGAGACCAACTCGAGATGCAAAATAAAATTCTCATTAAAATTTTGAGCAAACTGACTTAAAAATTCTCCGCATTAATTATTCAGACCGGCTGCCATGAACACCACGCATTACATCGAGAGAGATCCCGACACAGGGGCTTCGGAGATGGAGCTCCTGAGAAATCAGATAGTGACTCTCTCGAGTGAGCAAATTTTGCGCATCCTTGGACTGATGGAAGAAAATTGGTATCTCGGTGAGACTGCCGGTAAAGATGTGATGACCAAGTGTGTCCGCCTGGGATACGATCAATTTTTCGATCCGTCCGAAAGAGCGAGTGGATTTCCAACGAGTATAGATATTAAAGCGGTTGATGGTAAAAGAGACCGGGAAATCAAGGTTCTGAAAAACATTGGTTCGCGAGTCAAGGCGTTGGATATGACTGATTACGTGGAGAACGAAAACGTGAACCTCACCGCGGGCGAACGCGTGTGTAGACTCATAAAACAGGTTTCCGAAGCCTTTAAGAATGTTCGCCTGCACCTGAACACGATGCAGAGGATAAAGAATCCTCGGGAAATGCCAGACAAGATGAACTCGGACCCGGAGTACTTCGACGCGACGCCGATGGATGAGACCCGTCTCGGGGAGATGACCCCGTTCCAGAGAGCCATCGTGGCGTGTCTGGACGAAACCTACAAGAAACACATGCGTCGCTACAAGGGTGAGTGCTACGTGCAGAGGATTTCAGAGGGTGCCTACACGCGATCGTGGAAACAGGTGTGCCCCATTCCAGAGTTCGTGTACGAGTTTGCGGAGAAGGAGGTTAACTTTGATTTTTGGAAGGACATCACGTCTCGTGGCAACACGGCGAGGGAAGTCATCAACTACCTGTCCAACTGCATCGATTCACAGTTTCCGGAAATCATCAAAGATAGACACGTGTGGAGTTTTAAGAATGGCCTGTTCATCGGGAAGGAGTGGCAACCGAAGGAGGGAAAGTACGCGTGTCGATTCTACCCGTACGACAGTAGGCAGTTCCGTTCACTGGACCCGACCCTTGTGAGTTGTAAGTTCTTCGACCAATTTTTCGACGATTACAATTACGTCGAGGATTGGTGGGACATTCCTACACCATATTTTCAGAGCATTTTTGACTATCAAAAGTTTGACGAAGACGTGTCTCGATGGGCGTACGTCATGGGTGGTCGACTGTGCTTCGACGTCGGTGAGTTGGACGGGTGGCAAGTCATCCCCTTCTTCAAGGGCATCGCGCGGTCTGGGAAATCCACCGTCATCACGAAGGTGTTTCGAAAGTTTTACGAAAGCAACGACGTGCGCACGCTTTCGAACAACATCGAGAAGAAGTTCGGTCTGTCCTCCATCTACGATTCGTTCATGTTCATCGCACCCGAAGTCAAGGGAGACCTCTCCCTGGAGCAGGCCGAGTTCCAGTCCCTCGTGTCCGGTGAAGACGTCTCCATCGCCGTGAAGCACCAGAACGCCATCAGCATGCAGTGGACCACCCCAGGGGTTCTCGGTGGTAACGAAGTGCCGTCGTGGAAAGACAACTCGGGGTCGGTCCTGAGACGCATCCTGCCCTGGAACTTCCGCAGACAAGTGCGCGATGCGGACCCACATTTGGACCAAAAGTTGGAGGAAGAGTTGCCAGCCATCCTTCTCAAGTGTGTGCGCGCGTACCTCGAATACTCGGCGCGTTATTCCGACAAGGACATTTGGAACGTCGTCCCTGAATATTTCAAATCCGTCCAGAAGGAAGTCGCGAAGATGACGTCCACGATTCATCACTTCCTAGAAGACAGCAGCGTGCAGTTCGGCAAGGACTTGTTCGTGCCTCAGAGCATCTTCTTGGCCGCGTTCAACCAGCATTGCCAGATGAACAACTTAGGCAAACCTCGTTTCAACGAAGACAGCTACGCGGGCGCGTTCAGTCAGCGCGACATCACGGTCACCACCGCAACGCTCACGTACCGTGGACGGGTGTACAACAATCAAAAGTTTGTCCATGGTTTAGACGTCGTTCAGGAAGAATTGGTTTTTGAATAAAATATCTTCATATATATTAATGACCCCACCACAACTCAAGGCGTTTCTTAAAAACTCAAACGTAAAGGTGGAGACGGCTGCGCCCACGGCTGTGCCCACGGCTGTGCCCCCATCGCTCACATCCCCCCTGCGCTACACGAACTTCATCGCTGAAGTGGGTCCTCTGACCCGTCCCGACGTGCTCGCGTTCGTGCGTCAAACGAAGCCCACGCGTAAAGAGGGGAACTTCGATGTCCAGGAGATTTCCGGATACCATGGACAGTTTCAAAAAGGCGTGACGCACACGAACGTGTACGGTTTTAAATCGCATCAAAACTACGACGCGAGTGAGTTGAAAAACCTGTCGTGGAGTTTCGTCGAGTTTCGAGTGGTCTTCAAAGGCCGGAAGATGATCATCGCGCGTCTGTACAAGGATAAGATGGTCTTACAGGGTGGATGCGTCGATAACGACCCCAAGACGCCGCTGTACGTGGCCAGATACTTGGCGAAAAAGTACGAACTCGGCGACGCCGATGCCTTGCGCGTGAAATACGCCTCACTCGATGGTGTGTTCCAGATTCGAGGCACGGTGAGTCCGTCAACCCTATCGCGCGCGCTCTATGCGAACAAGATTAACCACTTTTTCGAACCCGAGTTGAAAGTCGCGGACGTGCGAAACATCAAGTACCAAGGAGAAATCATCGACAGCATCACTCTCAATGGTTTCGTCACGTTGCACAAAAAGTCCGTGGAAGAGATTCAGCGCGCCTACGCAGTGGCGATCAAATTCGTGGAACGCATGGACAAACGCGGACTCATCGCGCGCGCGTCCACGTTTGCCCCGTCGAAGGAGACGAACGCGCCCGAAGAACCAAAGGCTGTTCGCGTGCCGCGCATTCAGAAACTCAGAAACACCACGAACGTCCTCTTGAACGACAAGCTGTGTTCAAAATACAGCACGGACGACCTCAAGAAAATCGCCAAAGCCATGGGCATCTTCTCAAAGAAGACGTGGAAAAAGAAGGACCTATGCCAGGCCATCTTCGATAAGAATTTGAACACGTTTCTTGAAAACGGAAAAAAACGTGCGAACAACAACACCACCCTCTTGAAAAAGCGCGGCATCGACGATAACGCCGTGCGCGCGATGCTGAAAAACGCCTACGGCAACGGATTCAAGACTGGGCGCAACGTCAACGCGGACGCTCGCCTCGTGAAGAATGGCATGAAAAAC